TCTATTTCTGCAAAGACAGTTACGTCTACTGGCACGTTACAAGGCGGTAGAACTAGACTAAAATCATTCTATGTAAAAACTGCGGGTAGCGGTTCTCCTGCGGTTGTGTTCAAAAACGGTAGTGGTGGAGCAACACAGTTATCTATGGTCTTTCATCAAAGTGATGATAACCAGATTACCATTCCAGATCATGGTATGATCTTTAGTGCTGAGTGTCATGTGACGCTTACCAACATTGACTCAATTACTGGATTCTTTGGTTAAAGCAACGGCGGTGTAAGAGCCGCCGTTTTTTCTGAGGGTAAGATGGCTAAGATCGATAAAGATAGAATGAAGTGCAACAAACCAAAACGTCAGGTTTCTGGCGGCAAGAAGTTTGTTGTTAAGGCGTGTGACAAGGGTAAAGAAAAGATAGTCAGATTTGGGGACGCCAATATGACTATCAAGAAATCAAACCCAAAACGTCGTAAGTCTTTTCGTGCTCGTCACGGTTGTGATAAGGGAACATTAGATAAATTAAAGGCCAAGTACTGGTCTTGTAAGATGTGGTGAATAAAGTGAACAAACAGGTCACGATAACTCTTGTAACAGCTTTTGTCCTCGGTGTTGGAGGTGTTGGTTACAGTTGGGCTGATTGGGTTACAAAGACTTTGATAGCTGTTGATAAAAGAACAGAGGTTATGGCCTTACAAATTGATTATATAAAGACAGAGATGGAGAGGACATATGGCAATCTTGAGGGCGCAGATGCAGCAGCAAGTATCCAAGCCTCCATCAAAGGGGATGACTAATGGCAAAGAAAAAATCAAAAAAAGATGCGTGTTACCACAAAGTAAAAAGCCGATACAAAGTATGGCCAAGCGCATACGCTTCAGGGGCACTTTCTAAGTGTAGAAAAGTTGGAGCCGCAAACTGGGGTAACTCTGCTAAGAAAGCTGAAGGTGGGGTTATATCCTCAGTGGACAATCCAAAACGCACCGCAGTACAACAGTACGCCCCTGGTGGAGTTATAGCTGCCGGATGTGGTCAAGTCGAAGAATCTCGTCGTAAACGAACAAGGACATTCTGATGGCGAAAAAAAACTCTTTACGAGAGTGGTTTGGTCAAAACGACGGTAAGGGATGGGTAGACTGTAAGACTGGCAAGCCTTGTGGTCGTCAAAAAGGTGAGAAACGAAAAGGATATCCTGCTTGTCGTCCTACCATGGCGCAGTGTACGTCTGCTGCAAAGAAAAAGAAATCATCGAAACGTATCAGTTGGAAACAAAAGAAAGCAACTGGTGGTGTAGTAAGAATCTTTTGAAAGGAGATTTAAATGGCTAAAAAGAAAAAAGGCTACAGAAACGGTGGCAAGACTAAGCCCAAGGGAATGAAGAACGGTGGCAAGACTACCCCCAAGGGAATGAGAAACGGTGGCGTGTCTAAAGTCAAAGGCATGAGAAACGGTGGCAAAACCAAACCCAAGGGAATGAAGAACGGTGGCGTATCTAAGCCCAAGGGCATGAAAACTGGTGGTGTACCTAGTGTCAAAGGCATGAGAAACGGTGGCAAAGTGGTGAGGATCTTCTAACTATAATGCCATATTTACAAAGTAATATTCCTTATTTTAAGGCATGGGTTCGTCGTGAATACACACATAATCATGACCAGTATCATGGTGAGTTTCTTCATGCTATGGTTGTTGCTGTAACAACTATTCCTAACAGATCTCTTAGTTTCCAAGTAATCTTTACTGGTTGCGAGGCAGAGGGTGAAGAAGAGGACACCGTTCACGGTGGTGCAATGTGGGCAAGAATGCCCATATCAGCATTGGTTGCTGACATCCCTTTAGATGAGTGGCCTGAACCAATGGCGACACATGATGTGCAACCTTGGGATTGTGCTTCTCATGACCATTCCGTGTACGTCTTAGATAGAGCTACACCATGCCCATGGTTAGCCAAAATAAACGGTGAGATGTTTCCTGCCAAGTATTTGTTTACTGTAGACTATACCAACAGTGAGATCGCAGATGATCCTGCACAACATAAGCAAAGTCATGTGATGCAGTTGTTAGATGCCGGAGAATGGACAGGGAACATAGTAGCGTTACCAAACAATCGAGTAAGGGTTACACACCCTGCTTGGTTTGCAGTGGGTGAGGGTGCACCAGACTTCAGACCATCACAACATATACACTATTCAAAAAGTGATTTAGACTATACACTAGATGTTAATCGAGTATTTGATAATCTTTATAATCAGGAGGATGATGATGGCTAAAAAATCTTTCCCAGACTTAACAGGGGACGGCAAAGTCACTCAAAAAGATATTTTAAAAGGTCGTGGAGTACAGTTGAAAAAGGGCGGCTCTGTAAAAGGGTTTAAAAACGGTGGCGTTGCAGTGATCAAAACAAACCAGAAACCACATATGAGTTGATACAATGACAACATCAGGATCAAGAGACTTTAACCTCGATGTCGGAGAGATAATTGAGGAAGCATACGAAAGATGCGGATTAGAGGTCCGAACGGGCTATGATGCTAGAACGGCACGTAGGTCTTTAAACTTGATGTTTGCAGACTGGGCTAACAGAGGTTTGAATCTCTGGACTGTAACTCAAGGCACAATTACTTTGACAGCAGGGCAAGCCCAACAAACTTTGACTTCAGATGTCGTTGATGTTTTGGAAATTGTTCTCCGTAGAGATAACACTGACTTTACAATACAAAGGATAAGTCGTGGTGAATATCTAACGATACCAAATAAAACCACACAAGGTCGGCCTAGTCAGTTTTATTTTGATAGGCAAATAGACCCCGTAATAAATCTTTGGTCTGTTCCAGAAAACTCTACTGATCAATTAATTTACTATTATGTTCGTAGGATCGAAGATGCCGATGCTCTTGTTAATACTACTGATATGCCTTTTCGTTTTTATCCTTGTATGGTGGCGGGGTTAGCGTATTACCTTTCAATGAAACGTGCTCCTGAACGTGCGCAGCTTTTAAAGGTGGTTTATGAGGAAGAGTTTCAACGAGCCGCAGACGAAGACGAAGGACGCACTCCTTTAAAGTTACAACCTAGTATTCAATATTTGAGGGTTTAATGTCATTTGCTTCTGGAAAAAATGCATACGGCATATCAGATCGATCAGGACGACGTTATCGTTTACGAGAAATGCGTCTTGAATGGACTGGTTCTTTAGTTGGTCCCGATGAGTTTGAACCAAAGCATCCACAGTTATTTCCCCCAAAAGCTTTTCCAGACCCTCAAGCTTTAAGAAACCCTAGACCAGAACAGAATCTAGCTTCTGAAAGAGCGGTTCAAACAGGCTATAATCCTGTGGGATTCAGAGACATTCCAGGTATAACTCCTCGTAATAATTTAGTTGCTGAAGGAGGTGTCGGTTCAGTTACTATAGGATTATCTGATACAGGGAATGAATCAGTAAGTCTAACAGGATTATCTGCAACAACTTCTGTTGGCTCTACAACAGTTGGATTAGCACCAAGATTTGATAGCACATCTGTAACATTAGACTCTACCACAGACACATTTGACGAGGGATAAGACATGGTTAAACAGACAGTAGGGATAGGAAGTAGCGCAAATGATGGCAGTGGAGATACTCTTCGTGCGGGTGCGGATAAAATAAATGACAATTTTAATGAGGTGTATGCTGCTTTAGGTAATGGCACAACTCTTACTGATATAATAGATACAAATGGTGTCATAGATGTAAGCTCTGGTGCAAACAAAATTGTATTTTACTACGCCAATCTAAGTGATCTTCCAAGTGCATCCACATACCATGGTGCTGTGGCGCATGTGCATGCGACTGGGGGGCTGTATTTCGCGCATGGAGGGGCGTGGATTCGATTAAATGATGAGACAACTGGTCCTGTAACTAAGTATACAGCAGGTACAAACGGATCTTCTGCATATACATTTACTGGTGCTGGTGCTACATCTGGAGACAATCCAAACTTTACTTTTTATAAGGGTCATACTTATCTTATCGACAATACAGCTAACGTAGGGAGTCATCCTTTGCAGATAAGAACATCTAACGGTGGCTCTGCTTTTACTACAGGTGTTACAAACAACTACAATTCAACTACAGGACTGACACAATTTATTGTGCCTCATGAACCAAGTGATACTTCTCTAGTATATCAATGCACTAGTCATAGTGCTATGGTAGGAAACATAACAATAGTGTGATGATATGAGTTTTACATACGGACAATTAAAACAAGCTTTGCAAGACTATACAGAGAATGATGAAACATCCTTTGTAACAAATCTTCCAGTGTTTATTCGTACAGCAGAGGAACGTATTTTAAAAAGTGTTCAGTTAAGTTTGTTTCGTAAAAACGTTACTGCAACGACTGATACAGGGTTTCAATATTTAGCTGTACCCTCTGATTTCCTTGCTCCGTTTTCTTTAAGTTTGGCTGGATCAGACGGAGATAAATCTTTTATAGAATTTAAAGATCCAAGTTTTATTCAAACGTATACTCCAGATGCTACAACAACGGGTCTTCCAAAATACTATGCTCAATTCGACATAGACTATTTTCTGTTGGGTCCAACTCCTAATGCCGAATATACTGCTGAATTACATTATTTTTACAGACCTTTGAGTATTACGGACTCTACATTAAATGACAGCAGCACAACGTGGCTGAGTGAAAATGCAGAATTATCAATGTTATACGGTTCTTTAGTTGAAGCATATCTGTATATGAAAGGTGATCCAGATATGTTAACTTCATATGATAAAAGGTTTCAAGAATCTTTGGCAGGATTAAAACTTTTAGGTGAGGCAAAAGAAACCACCGATGAATATCGAACTGGTAAGGTTATAAGGGTAAAAAGATAATGTTTAAAATAGATGTAAGTGTACCACAGAATGAACAACTTGTAGGCGTAAAGACTACTAACAATCGTGGTTTTACACCAGATGAACTTGCGGAACAGTGTGTCCAAAAGATCATATCGGTCTCTGATGATGCCCATCCAGGTATAAGAGACCAAGCTCGTGCTTTTTCTAAGCACCTTGAAAAGCTTGTGGAATACTATATGAGACAAGCTATTCGCAGTGACCGCACAACCGTGTATAACGCAATAAAAGATGCGGGTCATCCCCAACTGGCTGAACTTATAAGGAGACTTTGACATGGCCTTTTCAGGAAACTTTATGTGTACATCTTTCAAGGTAGAACTCCTTGAAGGTAAGCACGATTTTACAAACGGGCAGGATCAATTCAAACTTGCTCTATATACTAACAGTGCTTCATTTAATGCAGCCACTACAGCTTACACGGCTACTAACGAAGTTAGCAACTCCGGCTCGTATGCAGCGGGGGGTGGAACACTTACTAATGTAACACCAACAAGTTCTAGTACTACAGCATTTACAGACTTTGCAGATAAAACATATACATCTGCAACTATAACTGCTCGAGGTGCTTTGATCTATAATTCACAAACAGGTGGCGGATCTAACACAACGGATACAGTTATTGTTTTAGATTTTGGTGCTGACAAAACATCTACTTCTGGTGATTTTCAAGTTGTTTTCCCAACGGCTGACGCGAGTAACGCTATTATCCGTATCGCCTAAACTCTTACTAGGAGTGACAGGCTATGGCAGATGCCAATGTAATATTCACGGGTTGGGGCCGAGATAGTTGGAGTAGTGGTACTTGGAGTAATCCTGCCACTACTCTTCCCTCTGCATCTGGTCAAGTAGGCGCTGTCACAGTTGTTGGCAATGCTCCGAATATTGTTGTCACTGGTGTAGGTGTTACAACAGGCGTTTCTCCTGTCTCTATTGCTGGTGCCGCAACGGTTCCAAACACTGGATTGCAAGCAACTGGGTCTGTTGGTTCTGTAACCGCACAAGCAAACTCTTCTATTAGTGTTATTGGTTTAGCAGCTACAAGTGCTGTTGGTTCTGTTGTTGCCTCCATCCCTGGAGAGATTGCGGTTACTGGTTTATCCGCTACAAGTGTTGTTGGCTCTGTAACAACTACGGGAACAAGCCTTGTTTCTCCAACAGGTATTTCTGCTACTGCTTCAGTTGGCGGTTTACCAACACAACCTGTTGGGGTTTCTGCCACTGGCGGTGTGGGTGTTGTCTCAGTCAACGGGGCAATGATTGCTCTTGCTACTGGAGTTCCAGGTATAACTGGGGTAGGCACTCCAACAATTATTGGCGATGCTCCAAACATCTCAACAACAGGATTAAACTCAACGGCAAGCGTTGGTTCTGTAACTGTAAGCGTTGGTACAGGCGTTGGCATAAATGTCACAGGTGTAGGTGTTTCTTCTTCTGTTGACTCTGTTACTGCTACGGGTGGAGTTGATGCCGCTGTTACAGGACTTGCAGCAACAGGTGGATTAAATGGAGTTACTGCTACAGGGATAGCGAGTATTCCGGTCACAGGATTACAAGCAACAGGTATTGTAAACGGACTACCACAAAACGTTACTGTGTTCTTAACAACAGCGGATGCTTCTGGTTGGGGCAGAGCAACTTGGGGTGACGGAACATGGAGTCAGCCTGTAGCTACAGATGTGGGGATGACAGCAAGCGTTGGTTCTGTTAGTGTCTCCCTCGTAAAAAGAGTGCCTGTTACAGGCTTAGAGGTGACAACGGGCGTTGGTTCTGTTAGTGTGTCTACAGGCACGGGTGTTGATGTTCCTGTAACAGGGGTATCTGCATCTGGACTAATTGGACCGAGAGGAGTAACTGTTTGGGGAAGAATAGTTCCAAATCCAACAACGACATGGACAAATATTGCACCAAACAAAACAAAAGAGTATGCTGAAATTAGACCTTAACGGAGAATAGTGTTTCATGGCTAGTACATATACAACAAATACAGGTATTGAACTGATTGCCAATGGCGAACAGTCTGGCACATGGGGCAATACCACAAATACAAACTTACAAATAATAGATCGTTTGACGAATGGTGTTGGTTCTATAACTCTTTCGGGAACGACGCACACACTTACTACTACCGATGGATCTCTTTCTGATGGTCAGTACAGAGTTTTATTATTGGCAGGGTCTCCTTCGGGTACAAATACAATTACTGTAGCTCCAAACGATCAAACAAAATTGTTTTTTGTAAAAAATGGATCGGGACAAAGTGCGGTTTTCTCACAAGGTTCTGGTGCAAATGTCACAGTACCTAATGGTGAAAGTGCTATTATATATTGCGATGGTGCGGGGTCAGGCGCGGCGGTGGTTAACATATCCGCAACTTTTGATCTTACCACTTTTTTAGTAGCGTCTAATAACTTATCCGATGTAGGAAATGCAGCAACAGCTAGAGGAAACTTAGCTGCGGCTCCTCTTGCAAGCCCTACTTTCACAGGAACAGCAACTGCTCCCACTGTAAATGCTTCCACAGCTTTGCAGATAGGTGGTGTTGCAATAAGTGCTACAGCAGCAGAAATTAACTATCTTGACATTGCAACTCTTGGCACAACAGCAGCATCGAAAGCTGTGACAGCAGATGCGAATGGTGTCGTTACTTTTGATAATGGTATCTATGAGGAATACACAGCAGTCACATCATCATCGAATGCGACGACTGTAAATCTACGTGATGGCACAAACTTTAGTCATACTCTGACAGAAAACACCACATTTACATTTAGTAATCCAGCAGCGTCTGGTAAAGTTTCTACCTTTACCCTTAAATTAGTTCAGGATGGATCGGCGTCAGGTTTCACTGTAACGTGGCCCGGAAGCATAGACTGGCCTGCGGCGACAGCACCAACATTAACTGCAACTGCAAATGCGGTCGATTACTTTGTTTTCATTTCACATGATGGTGGAACAACATACTATGGTTTTACTGCTGGTCAAGCAATGGGGTAAGGAATGGGTAATACGAAAAAACTAATACAAGCTGCGGCTGGTGCAGGGGACGACTCAGTAACAGAATTTACTCTTTACCAATGGGGTAAGAATACATACGGACAAATTGGCATGGGTTCATCTACATATAATCCAAGCTTAACTAAATACACATCAAGCAATGACTTTTCAGATGATGATCGTGGTAGAAAAATAACTGCCTCTGGAGGGTCTTACTTAGCGATAAAAAGCGATGGAACTTGCTGGGCATTTGGAAGAAATGAAAATGGACAACTAGGACTTGGGGATTTGAATGATCGTTCATCTCCTGTTCAAGTTGGCACGGAAACAAACTTTACCGCAGTCTCTACGTCTGGATATCAGACGTTTTTTATTAGAGGCGGTAGTTTGTATGCGACGGGTGGAAACGCTTTTGGTAATTTAGGATTGGGTGACACGACACGTCGTTCATCTCCTGTGCAAGTATCATTTAGTTCTCCAGTAAGGATAGAAGCAGGCAAATATTTCAGTTCATTTGTAATTAATAGTAGTCAGAATCTTTACTCAACTGGATATAATTATCATGGTCAATTAGGGCAGGGGGATAAAACTAATAGATCTACATTTGCTCAAGTGGGTTCACAATCGTATTGGTCTGAAGTTGCCGCGTCTAACTGCGTTATCGCCGCTGGATCGGGCGGCAGATTATTTACGTGGGGTGAAAATAGTTATGGACAGCTAGGTGACGGAACGTCTGGAACATTTGCAGCAAAATGTTCGCCTGTTCAAATTGCCACTGATAAGAGTTGGGATACAATTATTGCTTCGGCTAGTTATGGGCCACAATATGCGTGTGATAATAGCGGAAATCTTTGGGCTATAGGAGGCATTAATACTAGTGGTCAGCTAGGGATAGGCAACACGACATCAAGATCGTCGCCTGTTCAAGTTACTACAAACGTTGTAGGGGTCGCGGTAAACTCAAGTGGGTTTTCAGCATACTCAATGCTTTTAAAGGACAATGGCACAATTTGGAGTTGGGGTGTCGCAAGCGTAGGTGGATTAGCGGATGGAACTTGGGTAAGTAGATCATCTCCAGTGCAAGTTGGTTCACTTACAACTTGGGCATACCCTTCTGATGGAATTATAAAAACTACAGCTTCTGGGCAAAATGATTTATATATTTGGGGCAACGTTGGATATGCAACAGGTGCGGGAAATTTTAGTTCTCCAGTTCAAATAGGCTCTGTAAATGAATGGAAAACAAGTGCAAATGGAAATGATTTTTCTCTAGGAATAAAAACAAATGGAACTCTGTGGTCTTGGGGCTACAATGGTTTTGGTCAGCTTGGCCTTGGTGATCTGAATATAAGAGCTTCTCCAACACAAATTGGAAGTGCTACTAATTGGTCAAAGATATCAGCAGGGACAAATCATGCAGCAGCAATTAACGAAGATGGTGATCTATACGTTTGGGGTAGTAATCAAGGTGGTAAACTTGGCGTTGGTGACACAACAGATAGATGCGCTCCTATACAAGTGGGGTCAGAAAGTTACTTAGACATTGCTTGTGGTGGTGAACATACAGCATCAATTAGATCAAATGGAACGGTGTGGGTCTGGGGCGCACAGCAGTTTGGACAATTTGGTGTTGGTGACACCACATCAAGATCGTCGCCTGTTCAAACCACAAGTTACACTGATGCTGTACAAATAGATGTAGGGAGTTACCACACCGTATTTAGGCGTAATAGTCAGGCTGGTTTGATGTTTGCAGGACTTAGTCAGTCTAGTCAGTCTGGGACTTACAGGAGCTCAAACGTTACTACTATGACTGAAGTTTTGACCTCATATACATTTAGTCATGTATCTAGCGGAGATAATCATCTAGGTGGTATAGTTGGAACATCTCTATATATGTGGGGTACAAACTCAAACGGGGCTTTAGGGAACGGATCGAGTGGTAGTCATGCCACACCCGCGCAAGTTGCTGGTAATTGGCTTACTGTATCTGCTGGAAAGAACAATACTTTTGCAGTTACAACAGATAATAAAATATACGCAACAGGTAATAATGGTCAGGGATATCTTGGTTTAGGCGATACGACTAACAGATCATCTTTTACGCAAATTGGCTCTAATACCACTTGGCATGCACTACCATCTAAGAGTCATAGTCAAGAGGCATTGGGTGGACTTACAGAATGACAAAGAAACAACCTTTAGATTTAGCTTTTGAAGCAGCATTGCGCGGAGACTATGAGAAGTCAGAGTCAATCCTTCGCACTTGTGAACAGAACGATGCTCGTGTGGTTTTCAACTTAGGCTGGCATGAGTTGCGGCACGGGAATCTTTCAAAAGGATTGTCAATGTTGGACGCTGGAAGATTTATAAATGTTTATGGATCTCCACCCATAAAGGGGGAAATGTGGTTCGATCAAGACTTGAACGGTAAAACGCTTATGCTGCGTTGTGAGGGGGGCATGGGTGATGAGATGTTGCAAGTTCGCTGGGTTAAACATTTTGAAGAGATGGGAGCTAATGTAATTGTTTCTTGCCACCAAACGCTTAAAGAGTTTTTATCAGCAAACGGAATGACTTGTATTGACTCAAACTTCGAACACTTTATGCATTATGATTACTGGCTACCAGCCAAGTCGATTGCACCTTTACTAGGTTACGAGTATAGTACTCTATCTGGAAAGAAATACTTAAAGGCAGCTAGTAAGCGGGAATTGTATTCTAAACCAGGCACACTAAAAGTTGGTATCAGGTGGGCTGGAAATCCTGAGTTTGAACATCAGCAATTTCGTACATTTGATCCTAATTATTTAACCAGTCTGCATGAGCGTCCTGAGTTAACCTTGTACTCATTACAGCGTGATGAAGACATGATAGATGGTTTGCCCTTTGCTGATCTGCGAGATCAAATGCAAACTTGGAGCGATACCGCAGAAATAATTTCTGGATTGGATTTAGTCATATCATCTTGCACATCTATTGTTCACTTGGCGGGTGCGTTGGGTGTAGAGGTTTGGGTTTTGACTCCAGTTATGCCATATTATACATGGGCAAAGCTTGAGAACAAAACGGAATGGTATGATAGTGTTAAAATATTCCGTCAAAAAACCTTTAACAACTGGGATGAGCCATTTAAGGAAGTGCGTGAATCACTAGACAAACGTTGCAAAACCTTTAAAGCAGCATAAGGAGAAATAGTATGCGATATGGATATGTTGTAGATGGCGCAGTGGCTGAAGGCCCAAAGGCTTTGCCTAAAGCGTGGAAAAACATTTCTAACTTTCACAACCTTTCAGAGGAAGAATTAAAAAATCATGGTTGGTTGCCTTGGAAATTAGTAGAGGCAACGGGTCAAGTGTTTGAAGGTTCAACAGTGGCTATTGGTGCAAGTGAGATTGTAGAAACTCAAAAGTATCGTGACAAAACAGAAGACGAGTTAGCAGCAGATGAACTTAACCGCATTGAGGAAATCAACGCAAGACGTCGAGCCGACTATGCAGCAGAAGCGGACGGCTTGTTTTTTAAATGGAAGCGCGGCGAAGGAACTGAAGCTGAGTGGCTAAATAAAGTTGAAGAGATTAAGGTCCGTCACCTCAAGTGATTGTTTTTACTAATGGTTGTTTCGATATTTTGCATGCGGGTCATGTACAGTATTTGCAAAGATCGCGGGAACTTGGGTCTAAGTTGATTGTCGGACTTAACTCAGACAGTTCAGTCAGAAATATAAAAGGTCAAGAAAGACCTATAAACAATCAAGATGATAGAGCATTTGTTTTGAGATCTCTTTCTTGTGTTGATGAGGTTTGTATTTTTTGTGATGACACACCTTATTCATTGATACGTCAAATACGTCCAAACATTATTACTAAAGGTGGTGATTACAGTATAGATAAAGTTGTTGGGCATGATATAGCCAAGGTTGTTATTTTGCCTTATACTGATGGCAAATCAACGAGTGGAGTTATACATGCAATTAAAGGGAATAGTTGCAAAGGGTTGGGGTCGAGAAAACATCTGGTGCAGCAACGATAAGTATTGTGGAAAGACGCTAGAGTTTAATTCTGGTGCAAAGTTTTCAATGCACTTTCACCGCGAAAAAGATGAAACATGGTTTGTTCTTAGCGGAAAATTTACTGTTACAATAATTAATACTAAGGACGCTACCAGAAGCACGATAAAGTTAAATGTTGGCGATACTTGGCATAATCCACCATTATTGCCCCATCAGTTGCATTGCGTTGAGGCTGGAACCATTGTTGAAGTGTCTACGCCAGACAGCGTTGAGGATAACTATAGAGTCGAAGTGGGAGATAGTCAGAAATGAAGGTTTGTGTAATAGGTGATGCTTGCATTGATGTTTATCATACTGGTGATACAAGTCGTAAAAATCCAGAAGCGTCTACGCCTTTATTAAACAACGTGAAAACCACAAAGAAGAACGGCATGGCACTGAATGTTGCGGAGAACATGTCAAAGCTAGGCGCACATGTTGAGGTAATTATTCCAAGAGGCAATCTGATTGAAAAGCATAGATACATCGATCAGAAGCATGGCAATCAATATCTTAGAGTTGATTATGATATTCCATATAAGCGCATCAATGTATTACCTGATCTAAAAAAATATCACGCTGTTCTTGTGTGCGATTATAATAAAGGCTTTCTAACCAAGGCAGATATTATAGCTCTTTCTCAACATAAAAACGTTTACATTGACACGAAAAAGAAAGATTTACGTGGATCTGGTGATGCTCTTTTTAAGATAAATGAGCATGAATATAACGGATTAATCCATGAGCCAAAGAACTTTATAGTCACCTATGGAGCGCAAGGGGCTTTTTACGATGGCATTTTGTACAAGGCTGAAGCTTTAGAGGCAGTTGATGTGTGTGGTGCAGGCGACACGTTCCTAGCAGCTCTTGCATTTAGCAGATCAAAATCAAACACAATGGATAAAGCTATCAAGTTTGCAAACTTATGCGCGGGTATAACATGCACAAAGCGAGGGACTTATGCGCCAACAAATAAAGAAGTATATAGTAGACATAGATGGAACAATTTGCACACAGACAAAGAGCGATTATTCAAATGCACAACCGATAAAGGATCGAATAAATAAGATTAATAAACTATATAATGACGGTCATTACATTGTTTATTGGACGGCTCGTGGCATGTCTTCTAATACAGACTGGACAGATTTAACATATAAACAGCTAAACAGTTGGGGTTGCAAGTATCATGAGATTAATATGCGGAAACCATCATATGATGTATGGGTAGATGATAAAGCTAAATGGCTATTTTGATAACAGGACACAAAGGTTTTATAGGCCAGAACATGATGACAGCTTTTCCTGATGTCATTGGTTATGAGTGGGGTGATGGCGACATATGTCTTAAGGATATAAGTGCAGTTATTCACTTAGGTGCCATATCTAGCACAGCTTGTAATGACTGGGATTTGCTCAAGCAGCAGAACGTAGATTTTTCCAAACAACTTTTAGATGCATGTTCAGAGCGCAAGATACATTTTCAGTTTACATCATCGGCATCTGTTTATGGTGTAGATGCTAAGTCTTTTAACGAAAGTGACGCAGTGCAGCCCGCAAACCTTTATGCAAAAAGCAAACGTGCGGTTGAGGAATACATACTAAGCAAAGAGTGGCCTATGCCTGTTCAGGCGTTTAGATACTTTAACGTCCACGGTAAGCATGAGGATCACAAGGATCAGCCATCACCTCACAGCCTATTTAAGAGACAAGCAAAACAATCTGGGGTAATAACTTTGTTTGAAGACAGCCGAAAATATAAGCGAGACTTTATTCCTGTAAATAATGTGGTAAACATACATAAGAAGTTTTTGCAGAAATCAGAAAGCGGCGTATTCAACGTGGGCAGTGGCAGAGCTACAAGTTTTTATGATATAGCACATTCTGTAGCAACCTTAACTGGTGCAAGAGTTAAAGAAATACCTATGCCAGACCATATGATAAAGACCTATCAAAAGTTTACAAAAGCTGATATGGTGAAAACTAACAATATTTTGAACATGGATGAGTAAATGCCGCTACAAAAACTCCAGTTTCAACCAGGAATAAACAGAGAGACAACTTCGTATACAAATGAAGGGGGTTGGTTTGACTGTGACAAGGTTCGGTTTAGACAAGGTTTTCCAGAAAAAATAGGAGGTTGGTCTAAGATTGGTTCTACTTCTTTCTTGGGAACATGTCGTGCATTGCATCCATGGAGAACACTTAGCCTAGATGGATACTTAGGCGTAGGCACTCACCTTAAATATTATGCTGAATACGGTCAGGGTTACTATGACATAACACCTATACGATCTACTACCAGTGCCGGAGATGTAACGTTCTCTGCATCAAACGGTTCTTCAACAGTTACAGTGTCTGATCCAAGCCATGGTGCTGTTGTAAATGACTTTGTAACTTTTAGCGGTGCCGCTAGTCTAGGTGGTAATGTAACCGCCGCTGTTTTAAACCAAGAGTATCAGATTATTAGTATAACGGATTCGTCTACTTATACTGTTCAAGCAAGAGCCGCAGGAACAACGAGCAGTATAACTGTAAACGGGCAGTATTCTCCAACACCAGTCGTAGCAAATTCATCGGATAGTGGAAACGGTGGGAGTTCTGTTATTGGTAAGTATCAGATAAACGTAGGTTTAGATACCAGTATGCTTGGCACAGGATGGGGTGCAGGGACATGGTCTCGAGGAACTTGGAACTCGGCTGCATCTGTTGATTTAATTACCGATACATTAAGAATATGGACGCATGATAACTTTGGTGAAAACCTACTTATAAACGTAATGAATGGTGGGATATTTTACTGGCAACCATCTGGAGGTCTTACAAACAATCCGGCTGTTGCAATAAGTTCACTTGCAGGTGCCAATCAAGCTCCAACTATTGCAACCAAAGTTATTGTGTCAGACGTAGACAGACATGTAATAGCCTTTGGCTGTGATCCCGCAACAAACATAGGGACACAAGACCCATTGTTAATACGTTTTTCAGATCAAGAAAATATTACAGACTGGAACTCAACGGCTGACAACAGTGCAGGTAGTTTGAGTATAGGATCAGGATCTAAAATCGTAACGGCTATTGAGACAAGACAACAGATACTTGTTTTTACAGACATTTCGCTACACGCACTACAGTATGTTGGGCCTCCGTTTACTTTTGGTATCAACATGATCTCGGATAACATTACGATACGCGGTCCTTCGACTGTAGCTGCGGTGCAAGACACAGTCTATTGGATGGGTAAAAGTGAATTTTACGTTTACAATGGTGGTGTTCAAACTCTTCCTTGTTCTGTAAAAGATTACGTGTTTTCTGATTTTAATACTGCACAATCGGAGAAATGTTTTGCTGCTGTAAATTCATCTTTTTCTGAGGTTTGGTGGTTTTATCCGTCATCTAGCTCTGACAACAATGATCGCTACGTTGTATATAACTATCTACAAGGCATTTGGTATTACGGCACAATGGTACGAACTGCGTGGATTGATAGAGGTGTGGAAGAAAATCCAATAGCGGCTAGTAGAGATGGTTACTTGTATAATCATGAGATAGGTTTTGATGATGGAAGCACGTCTCCTGCATCAGCTATAAGTGCATACATTGAGTCAAGTCAGTTTGATCTGGGAGAAGGGGACAGTTTCTCTTTTGTCAAAAGGTTAATACCCGATCTTACATTTAGATCATCCACTGCTTTACCGCCAACTGCAAACTTTACATTAAAAGCTAGAAACTTCCCTGGAGGAAACTACTTACAAACAAACTCTAAAGCCGTGGAAAAGACAGCTTCTGTTCCTGTAGAACAATTTACACAAGACGCACATGTACGATTGAGAGGTAGATCGATAGCCGTTAAGGTAGATAGTAGCACCACGGGTGTGGGTTGGAGGCTTGGTTCTCCTCGAATAGATATTCGCAGCGACGGAAGAAGGTAATGTCACGAAACCTTGCAATACCATATTTTCCAAATGCTCCAAGAGAGTATAATCAACAATATATAGCTGAAGTTGTACGTGCATTTTCAGTTTATGTTCAACAAGTACAAAACCCTGGCGAAGGAAGAAATACATTCGGTGTATTTACAAACTTGCAAACAGATAGTTTTGCTTTAGAAACTGGGGCTATCTTTAATCATGGTGGTTATGTTAAGATAACAGAAATAAATATACCACATGCTCGTGGATCAGCAGGGACTGGGGCTGTTGGTTCAGTAACGGTAACAACTACATAGGTGCAACATGTCTGACGAAACAGTAATTACAATGCCGGATGGTGGTCGATGGAGACCAGCAACGTCTGTTGAAAAACTACAGTGTCATTATTGTGATAACTTAGTAGACACACCTGAAGAGGTTGCATCGTATCCTGACGGAAACTGTCCCGATTGTGGAAAACCTTGGACAGCAGAAACTAAACGACACACCGCGATTACAGTAACAATGCCCCAAGCTATGGACGGAGGCACCTTATGATTCAGTTCCTTGCACCTCTTTTAACGTCCTATCTTGCGCCAAGTTTAGCTCTTAGTTCTACCCCCGCTATTGCTGCTTTAGGTACCGCTCTTTCAAAACCAGTTATTGGTTCTGCTTTGTCAACAGGAATAGCTTCGTTATTGTCAGGGGATGATGTAGGAGACGCTTTAAAAAATGCTGCTCTAGGTGGCGTAGGAGGAGCTTTAGGTTTAACAGGTCCTACAGCAGAAGCAGGGAAAGCAGCTATGACTGCTGGAACAGAGGTGGGAAAAGATCAAATACAAAAACAAGGTATTGGTTCTCTTTTAAGTGGTTTAACTGGGAAAGATGGAATGCTATCTCCAGGCAATCTAATGTTGTTAAGTATGTTTGCGCCAAAGCCTAAGAATCCAGAACGTAAACCATATATGGGTGGAGGATACTACGGTCCCGGTGGTAGATACGTTCCGGCAAGTAGGGTTTTTGGTGCCGTCGAAGGGGGTCGCATAGAAGGTCCAGGGACTCCGACAAGTGATTCAATTCCTGCAATGATCTATCAAGATGGACAACCTGTACAAGAGGCTGCACTTTCCACACAAGAGGTGGTACTATCGCATAAAGATCTTGCAGCAATGGACCCTAATGGAGATTATGAACGTGCTTCTGAGATTATTGGCAATGCTAAGAATGGCAACCGTGCTAAAGCAGCAGCTGAAATGTATTTAAAAATGCAAAGGGCATAAGAAATGGGAAAAGGAAGTAGCGGCGGAGAACAAATCCAACGAGTTATTCGGGAGTTACCCGAAGAAGCAAAACCATTTCTTTATGGCTTTGGAGATAAGTTTATAGAAGATCCCGACACAGGGGAGATGGTTGAAAACCCAGACTATATTGAAGGTCTTTTACCAACAGCGCAAGAACTATTCACAGGGGAAATGCCCGAATATGAAGTTGCAGGGTTTAGTCCCATGCAACAACAAGCATTTGACTTGGCTCAAGAGGGCATCGGTGCATACAAGCCTTATCTAGAACGTGGAGATAAAGCCCTTGGTAAAGGTATTCAAACTGTAGAGGGTGCAATTGATGCATCCAAAGCTTTAGCGGGTCAGATCTCAGGAGAAGTTGATCGCGGTCAGCGTGGTATTCTTGACGCATCAAGCCGTGGAGAAGCAGCAGGATTACGGGGTGAATCCGTTGCACAAAGAGCGGCTCGGGAACTTCGTGATGTCACTGCAATGGCAAGACCCTTTCAAGAAGAGGGGTTGGCATCTATACGACAAGGTCGTGAGTTTCTTGGTGGGGCAGCACAAGGCTACGACCCAATGTCTGCAAAAGGATTTTACGATCCTTTTACACAGCAAGTTCTTGACGCAACCCTTGCTGATCTTGATCGAGCAAGAAGTGACGAAGCCACAGCTATGCAGAAAAACTTGGAATCAAGAGCTTTGCAGCAAGGTGCATTTAGCGGAGACAGAAGGTTTGACACGGTAGATGCTGCGTTAGGTAAAATTGATGATAGATATGCACGAGAAAAGGCACGTATATCCTCACAACTTCGCAGCCAAGCTTATCAAACAGCGCAGCAACAAGCGGCGCAAGCATTTGAGCAGCAGCAGCAACGTCAAATGGGCGTTGGTCAGTTGTTCGGGCAACTCGGAACTCAGACTGGGGGACTTGGAACAGACATCGGACAATTAGGTTTACAAGCTGCAAGGGGTGCAGGAGAGATTGGACTGTCTGGAACTGGTCAAGCAATGCAAGGTGCAGGGATGGCAATGCAAGGTGCAGGTCAGGCGGCAGATCTTGGTCTTCGTGGAATCACTACCGGACTTGGCGCACAGCAGCAGGTTTCAGGAATGGGTCAGGGACTTGGTTCGCTTGGTATGCAGTCTGCTCAGATGGGCGGCATGGCACAGCAAATGAATCAGTCAGATGTTAACTTACTCTCACAACTTGGCGCACAGCAGCAAGGTCAACAGCAATCTCAAATGGATGCAACCAGAGCAAATGCGATGTTGCCTTATCAACAAGTTGGTTTCTTTTCAGATGTATTGCAAGGTGCTCCGATTGGCACTGCGCAGACATCTATGTCCCCTGGGGCGTCTCCATTCCAACAAGCTACAGGAGCGGCATTAGCTTATAGCGGACTTCAGAACTCGGGAGTATTCTCATGAGCGTAACCAACCGTAAACTATTTAACCGTGGTGCAAGAGACGAGCTTCGTAGAAAAGGCGGGATCATGGCATCGTCTGAACCGATGATGCAAGCTGTTGGATATGCAAACGGGGGTGGTGTAGACGATCAACTAATGCAGTATCTTGCAAGTTTGAAGCCAAGGTTTCAAGGTGGCGCAGTCCCTGGAGGTTCTTTTCCAACCAATACAGTTTACGACCCAGACCCTGCACCTCAGATACCTGTCGCTCCGACATACGACATGACACAGTTTGGCAGCTTAGATCTTCCAAAAGTTACAGGTGGGTATCAAGGTGTTCCTGTAATTAATTTCTTTGATAGATCTGGTGAACCCCCTGAATACACTGAACCCGATGACATAGGAGATATAATTGCAGCGGAGGGAGGCCCAACTTCGGATGAAGGAATCCGTGCTCGTGTTGCGGAGTCGGCAGCACAAGGTAAAGAGGCTGCTAAAATTGCTGATAAATTTGGTTTACCAATCCAAGAAGCTCTTGATATTGTTGCAGGTTTAGCAAGCGCAGGTTTGCTAGAAACAGGAGCACTTGCTTCTGATATAATGTCTTCGTTTCAATCTGGAGTCATGGGTAATCAAGATGCCGGGGAGTTTTACGCTCGTATAGCTAGAGGCATAAAGAATTATTCAGATGAGAATTATTATAACGAAGGGGATTTTTTCCCTCGTGTCAGTGCTGGTCTTACAACAGAGGATGATAAGCAAGCCGCAATAGAGGCTGCTGCGGAACAAGAAAGACTAGATGCAATTAGACAAGCGTCACTAGCCAACATTGGTAGTGCCGACATGGAAGGTGCCGATACAGGAGTTTTTGCAGACACTGGTGACTCA